CTGTGCGGCGGCTCCATCGGCAGGGTGGGCCGTCAGCTGGGTGCCTTGGAGACGGCCGGCTACATTGTCAGGGGGCTGGAGAAGGATGAGAGCGGACAGGTTGTCCGGCGGAGAATTCAGCTGACAGTGTCCACCGCTGAAAAACTTCCACTTATCAATTTTGATAAGACCCCCTATCAATTTTGCAGGGAGGGTGGTATCAAAAATGATAAGGGTATAAATAGTATTAATATTAATACTAAGAAAGAAAAAGAAATAAATAAAGAAAAAGAAAGCAGACAGGTCGCGTTCGAGCCGATGCCTGTATTTGAGGAATGGATCCGAAGGAACTTTATGAACCATCCCCGGGAGCGGAAGAACGGGCTGTATCTGGCGCTGGAGCGGTTTGTGGAGAATCGGGCAGCTCTGAAAAAGCCGATGAAGAGCAAGGCGGCGGTGACGGCTCTGTGCAACAAGCTGGTGAAGCTTACCTATGGAGACACGGAGCGGATGGTGGAGCTGCTGGATACTGCGGTGGTCAATGGGTGGCAATCGGTGTACGGCGGTAAGGATGGTCCGGCTCCGACTCCTGTGGATGAGGGGGAATTTGTATGTCTGTGACCATGGATGATTACTTACAGGCTCAAAACGCGGTACTGGGCTCGGCACTCATCGAACCGGAGTTGGTGCCCAAGGTGATTCAGCAGACCCGGAAAGAAGATTTTGCAGGGCCTGCGCGGACTGTCTACAACGCTATGTGCAGGCTGTTTGCGGAGGGCGTGACGGTGGATGTGGTGACACTGGCCAACGCTCTGGGTGAGGAGTACCGGCAGTATTTGATCCAGCTGATGCAGATCACGCCTACGGCGGCCAATGTGGATCACTATTTGCGGCTTTGTCGGGAACAGGCCAGAGTTTTGGCGGTTCGGGAAATTGGCAATGAACTGGCCCGAGCCCAGAGCAGCGAGGAGCTTCGCCGGCTGCTGGATAAGGCCAATGCGTTGATGGTGGACAAGTCTTCTCTGCGGATCTGCACTATGGAGGATGCCATGCGGATCTTTATGGAGCGACATGTGGGAGAGCGAAAGTATTTGAGCTGGCCTATCACGGTGCTGAATCAGGTCTTGTACTGTGAGCCCGGGGACTTCGTTATTTTGGGCGGCTATCCTTCTGCCGGTAAGTCGGCCTTTGCGCTGCAGTGCTGCTGGCACTGGGCTGAGCAGATGCGGGTTGGGTTTTTCAGCTTGGAGACAAGCTCTGAAAAGCTGTTTGACCGTAAGATGGCCGGTGAATCAGGTCTGACCATGGAGCAGATCAAGCTGAATCAGATCTCGGATTCTGATTGGGAACGGATCGGCTGTATGGTGACACGGGTGATCAGCCGAAAACTGGAGCTGATTCCTGCATCCGGTATGACGGTGGCACAAGTGCGATCGGTGACGGCCATGAGGCGGTACGATCTGATCGTGATCGATTATGTGCAGCTGCTCAGTGCCGAGGGTTTCAACCGGACGGAGCAGGTGACCAACATTTCTCTGGCGCTGCATCGGCTGGCCCAAGATATGAAGGTGACGGTGATCGGGTTGAGCCAGCTGAAGCGGAAAGAAAACTCGGATACGCCGGAAAACTCTGATCTGAGAGAATCCGGTCAGCTGGAGCAGGATGCGGATGCGATTCTGATGCTTCGGATGAAGAATAAGGGAAAAATGATTGGCCCTCGGCAGCTTTTTATCACGAAGAACAAAGAGGGAGCCCGGGCGGTGGTCGAGTTGGATTTCGACGGCCAGAGACAGATTTTTTCAAAATCCAATAATCCCGGCGAGTTGGCCGGGAAGTACGCCCACGAGGGGAAAAGCGCCCGGCGCAGAAATGCCCGGCAGATTGAGGAACAGCTGGAGATGATAACGGCGTATGATCCGGAATGTCCCTTTGGGAGGGGAGAGGAATGAAGGAAGAAACCTTTGAGGCTGTGATGGAGACGGTCTGTGATTTGTGTCATTGGCCTTATGTGTGCGGCGAGGTGGCGTTGGATGAGAAATGCGCCGGTTGTCCGGCGGAGAAGATGATTCGGGAAGTGTTGGAGGAATTCGCCCGTGAGCCAGACAAATCTGTTTGAGGAGATTACTGTGGATGGGTTCTGCGGTGGGGGTGGATGGAGTACTGGGTTTGAGTTGGGGATTGGTCGGCCGGTGGATGTTGGCATCAATCATGATGCGGTGGCCATTGATATGCACAGAAGGAACCACCCCTTTACCCGTCACTATCAGAGCGACATCTTTGAGGTTGATCCGGTGGAGGCTTGTCAGGGCAGGCCTGTTGGCTGGGCTCACTTTTCACCGGACTGCAAGCACTTCTCCCGCGCCAAGGGCGCAAAGCCTGTGAATAAGAAAATCCGCTCCCTGGCCTGGGTGGTGGTGCAGTGGGCGGCGGCAGTGAAGCCCCGAATCATCAGTCTGGAAAATGTGCCGGAATTTCTCACCTGGGGGCCCTGCATTGCCCAGCGTGGACCTCACGGGCGGGTGTTGAAACGGACGACTGTTACGGTCGACGGGATCGAGAAGGAAGCGGTAGTGGAGGCAGCGAAGGGGGAAAATGTGCCCCTGCAAAATCGGGTGCTTACTCCGGATCCGAAACGGAAAGGCGTCACCTTCCGCCAATTTGTAGGCCATTTGCAAAATCTGGGCTATGAGGTGCAGTGGAAGGAAATGACTGCCTGTGACCACGGAGCACCCACCAGCCGGAAACGGCTGTTCCTTCTGGCGAGGCGTGACGGTCGTCCGATCGTGTGGCCGGAAGCCACCCACGCAGATCCGAAATCGGAAGCGGTACAATCGGGACGTCTTCAGCCCTGGCGAACAGCGGCAGAGATCATCGACTGGACACTGCCCTGTCCCAGTATTTTTGAGCGGAAGAAGCCTCTTGCGGAGAATACTCTGAAACGGATCGCCAAGGGGCTGCAGAAGTTCGTCATTGACAACCCGGAGCCTTTCATCATTCAGGTGAACCACAGCGGTGAAAGCTTCCGTGGAGTGGATATTGACAAGCCTGTGCCTACCATTACCTCAAAGCACGGCTTTGGTGTGGTGACGCCCTACATTATGTGCAACAATGCGGAAAATCTGGGACGTGATGTGACGGCACCGGTACCCACCATCACCACCGGGAACCGGAACTTCCTGGCGGCTCCAACACTGATTCAGTACCATACCGAGCAGTCCGGTTGGGAACACCGTGGACAGGACGTGGCGATTCCGCTGCAGACTGTGGACGCATCCAATCGTTATGGATTGGCTACGGCGTTTATTTCCAAATATTTTGGCGATGGACAGCAGGGCACCGGCAGTAAAATGGACGCTCCTCTTGGGACCGTCACAGCGGTGGATCATAACAGTGTGTGCGCCGCTACAATGATTCAGTTTAACAACAACTGTGATGGGGTGGACGTAAATAAACCGCTCCCCACCGTCACCGCACAGAGTAATCATTTTGCTCAGGTTCGGGCGATGCTGATCAAATATTACGGCTGTGGTGTGGGTCAGCCAGTGAATCAGCCGCTGGATACCGTTACAGCCCGTGATCGGTTTGGCCTGGTGACTGTTGCCGGCGTGGATTATCGTATCGTGGATATTGGTCTGCGGATGCTGACACCCCGGGAACTGTACAACGCACAGGGGTTCCCACCGGACTATGAAATTGAGGTGGACTGCAACGGCAACAAATACTCCAAGAAGGAGCAGGTTGCCCGATGCGGCAATGCCGTTCCTCCGGCGTTTGCGACAGCTCTGGTCCGTGCCAACTGGCCGGAAGCTTGCGTGGAAAAGAAGATTGAGACTATGGGCCAGCTTGAGGACGTATGGGCTGTGTGAGGGGGCTGTATGAAGCGTTACTCGGTGTATCGCAAGGGGACGGATCTGCCGGTGGTGGTGTATGGGACTGCCCAGCAGTGCGCCAGGGCGATGGGGATTAAGATCAATACCTTTTATCACTATGTCAACAGGATCCGGGAAGGGAAGCGGGATCTGAAAAAGTTCGATGTTTACGAGGATAATTTCTAGGAGGAAGTATGAACGCTTTGCTTAATTACCCCGGGGCGAAATGGGGAATGGCGCAGGAGATCGTTGCTTTGATGCCGCCTCACCGGAGTTATTTGGAGCCGTTCTTTGGGAGTGGCGCGGTGTTTTTCAACAAGCCCCCTTCTCCCATTGAAACCGTCAACGATATTGATGGGGAGGTTGTGAACTTCTTCCGGGTACTGCGTGAACGGCCGGAAGAACTGGCTCAGGCCATCAGCCTGACTCCCTACGCAAGGGACGTTTTTGACGACGCCCACGCCAATCGGGGAACTGATGATTTTGACAGGGCGTATCGGTTTGCGATCCGTTCGAAAATGGCCCACGGGTTCAAGACAAGCTCAAAAACCGGATTCAAAATCGATACCTTTGGTCGGGAACGGGCATATTGTGTTGCAGCTTGGAATGGACTCCCTGGCGGCATCCGAGAGGTGGCTGAACGGCTGAAGACGGTGCAGATCGAGAATCGTCCGGCTATTGAAGTGATCCGAAAATTCAACTGCGATAATGTGCTGATCTATGCGGATCCGCCCTATTTGCCGGATACCAGATGTGATAAGCAATATCGGTACGAAATGACAGAGCAGGACCATGTGGAGCTGCTGGATGCTCTGCGTCAGCACAAGGGGCCGGTGATACTCAGCGGGTACCCCTCGGAGCTGTACGATGAGTCACTGGCTGACTGGAGTCGTATTAGTCGGCGGTCCTACAACCAGAACAAGGACCCAAGGACAGAGGTGCTATGGTGTAATTTCGAGTTGCACCGGCAATGCACATTGGAGGGAGTATGAACGAAAGCTGTATTACCGGGCTGAGTCCCAGTCGGCATTGCGGTGCGGCGGCCTGCTGTTCGGAGCCGTATGACTGCTGCGCTGCTTGCCCGACGGCGTGTAACAGCCGCTGTGGGTGGCTGGATGAGGAGGCATAACAATGGATGTTAAGGAAAAGTTGGTGGAGATTATTCAAAACAGCGTTGGTGGCTGTGCAAGGCATTGGGCAGAGGTTATCGCTGACGGATTGATTGCCCACGGCATAACGGTGCCGGAGTGGATTTCGGTCAAGGATCGGTTGCCGGAGCTGATTCCGTGTAATGCAGGTACGGCATACTCCGAGGCTGTGAATGTGCTGACCACGGGGCGAAAAGTTTTGACGGCAATTTATGACGGAACAGATTTTATTACCGATGCTGCTTTTTGGGAAGCTGAGGGCGAAGATATTTCCCATTGGACACCCGTGCTTTTGCCCCTGCCGCCGAAAGGAGAATGATTATGAAAAAGTATCATGTTGCCGCCGGCGATGGTAAGGAATATTACGGTGTTGGGTACGAATCGTATCGTCAAGCTGAGAGTCTGCTAAAAATCTCACAAAAGTATGACCCTCAAGCGCACATTGTCGAGGAAGAATATCATTCCACCAAAGCAGACCGTATCCGGGCGATGAGCGATGAGGAATTGGCAGAGTTTATTTGTAGCCGTTGCCATTTTCAAGATTTAGACAATACAATGTGCGGGGCAATTATTTCCTGCGATGGAAATTGTTTGGAATGGCTCAAACAGCCCATGGAAGGAGAATGTGAATGACCGAGCAAGAAGCATACGGACAGGCCTTTGAGCATGGGCGGAAGGTGGGCAATGCTGAGGGCTACGCCAGAGGTAAGGCGGAGGCTCTGAAGCTGGGAAGGTGGGAGTATAGGGACAGGCCTTATGGTTACACCTTTGTTTGCTCCGAGTGTGGCTCTCCTTGGGTGATGAGCAGCAGCAAGCATATGTGCTTTAAGTCTGATTTCTGCCCCAACTGTGGGGCTAGAATGGAGGGTGACTTACCGTGAGGTTTGGGAGAGCTCGGATTGGAAGATGTTCGATGAGGACGATTTCTGTTCCTATGGGGAGCGGGAGGAATAATTTACTTAGGAGGAAAATGTTATGAAGAGGATTTTTGTGTGGCTGCTGGCGTTGGCGACGGTGCTGGCGTTGGCTGGGTGTGAGATTGACGGCTCAGGGAGCAAGTCTGATGGGTCGAAGGAAGATATCTCCCGGACTAAGGAGGCGGCCAACGAGCTGCAGGCCAATCAGCCTACGCCTACGGATATTGAGTATTCGCTGGAGCGGTATAACCTGATTCGTCGGGCCTACTGGGTCAACGGACAGCGAGAAAAGGCCGATGCGTTGCCCTGCGAGGTGGCCAAACCCCTTGGGTATGTGGTGCTGCTGACAGAGGGCGGCAGCGTTGTGGGGCGGTTCACTGTGGACGGGAAGGTTTCCAGCCTGAACAGCTTCTTGACGCCGGGGAGTGTGGACAGTACGTACGGCAACAGCAGCGGTGGATACACCACGATTACATCGGAAATGGCGGATATTGATGGCTCCTATGGGGAGAATGACAACGGGATTTTCTTCTTTACGCCCGACGGGAAGTATGTGGAATGGAGCGGTATTTATCTTTACAGCGATATTCCCTTCAAGGTGGATTCGCCGGTGATCGAGTACACGGAGGTGGGCTGAGATGGAAAAAGTGATTGCTGTCATCCTGTTGGTGCTGCTTCTGGTTGGGATCGTGTTGGGGATTGCGTCTTGCACGCCCTCCGGTCGGGCGTTTCTGAATAACTGGGGACACGAGGTGCAGAAGGTCGATGACCGCACCCGTTATGATACCCGAAAGCAGGTGGAGGACACCTGTCGGGCGGCCATCGTCAGCTATGAGGCAGATAGGCTCACTTGGGAGCAGTACAAAGACAGTGAGGATCCGGAACAACGCTCCTGGGCCGATGCGGCAAAAATGCGGGCCAATAAGGCAGCGGTGACCTACAACGAGTATTTCCTCAAGAACAGCTATGTTTTCGAGGACAACGTGCCGGAGGATATCCGCTCTGAGTTGGAGTTGTTGGAGTAATCCACGCAAAAACCGCCCTTTGTGCTGGTGGCACGTTTTCGGGCGATTGATAATCGTCCCTACAGTGAAAATTTTACTTAGGAGGAAAATGTTATGGAGTACAAAAATGTGACTGTGTGTTGCGGTGAGACTGCGAGGCCGCAGATGCCGGTGGAGCCGGTGACGGAGGTGCTGCATCGTGTTAGTCGGATCGGGCTGGAGATCGGCGATTTTTGCGAGAAGATCGAGACTCATCTGTTCGGCCATCAGGAGCGCAACGGGGAGGAGAAGTTTCCTGAGCCTGCTTGCTTTGCGGATGAGCTGGAGGCGCATCGCAGAGTGCTGTCGGAGACGGTGGAGGTTTTGATGCGGCTGTGTGAGCGGATCGGTGTGTGAGCGGATGTAGGGGCACCCCTCCGGGGTGTTCGCCATTATCCGAACAGCCCACGCGCATTCTGTTAATGCCCCGTCAATGTCATTCTAAGCGCAGCGAAGAATCCGTCCTTTTCGGTACATTTTCAAGGGACGGATCCTTCGGCTCGCTACGCTCGCTCAGGATGACGGAGGTAGTCGGGGCGTGGGTGGAGCGGACCGTCGGGGACGCCGGTCCCTACGGAGGGTGGGCAGTTGGTGAAGTTTTTGCTGCGCAAAAGTGAAGTTGCTACGCAGTGAAGTTACTTCGTAGTGAAGTTTCGCCTACGGCGAAGTGAAATATCTCGTATCTCATATCTCGTATCTTGTATCTGAATTTGGGGGGATTGTATGGCTAAGGAACGACTGAAGGTGATTCAGGCCGGGCGGCTTTGGATGGCGGTGCAGTATACGGCTATTCGTGGGCCGGATCCGGGGACACGGCGGGAGGCGAAGGCTTTGATCTCTACGCCGGCGCGGGAGAGTTTGAACGCCAAAATGAGCTGGCAGCGGTTGATGCTGGTGCTGGCGGCCAATTTTAAGAAGAATGACCTGGTGGTGACGCTGACCTATCGGGACGGAGCGCTGCCGGTGCATCGGGAGGCGGCGGCCAAGCGGATGAAGTATTTTATCCGGCTGCTGCGTAAGCATCGCAGACAAAACGGTGGGGAGCTGAAGTATGTATACACCACGGAGGGGTATCACTCCGGTGGGCGGCTACATCATCATTTGATCATCGATGCCACCGGTGAGGATTATGATATCATTCGGCAGCTTTGGAACCGTTGGGGAGACAACATCGAATTTGAGCGGTTCGGCTGGGATGGGCCGGAGCGTTGGGGGAAGTATCTGACCAAGGAGCCTCGGGTTCAGGGAAGGCGGCATGTGGGTGACAGGACATGGTGTGCCAGCAGGAATCTGGTTCGGGCGAAGCCACGGACTGAGTTTGTGCCGGCAGGTGAGCCGCTGGTGCCGCCGGTGGGTGCCAGAGTTGTGGATCGGACCCAGTGCGATAACTGCTATGGGCGGTTTTGCTATGTGATGGCGTATCTGCCGGAAGTGTGATAGTCGATATAAATCCCTTCGGGATTTTCGATATACACTTCGTGTTCGATATGTGCTGACGTACTCGATATGCCCTGCGGGGCGAGAGGGATTTCTATCATATCGAATGGCGAAGCCATATATCGAATTTGCGCCAGCGAATATATCGAATTTGCGGAGCAAATATATCGATTGGGAACTGCCGACCCCTCAGTCAGCTTCGCTGACAGCTCCCCTGGGAGGGGAGCCTTTGGGCACGTGTGGGACGGGTGTCCCTACTTTCATAACAATGACATCTTTTAACTGAAAAGAAAATTTCAGACTTGGGGTAGTGTATAATAATAGGAAAAGAAAAAAGAAGGAGTGAAAAAATCTTGCAAAGTAAGCGTGGTTATGGTAAAATGGAGACAAATCGAAGACGTGTTATCTGTCCGGCCTGCGGCAAGGGGACTGTAGCCTGGCTGCTGCCCTCTACGGAGCTGAAGGACCTGCCTGTCAAGTGCAAGCTCTGCGGAAAGGAAAGCGTCTTGAATATACCGGTTGTGCCTGTGCCCTGTGTGCCTGTGCCTTGAATCGCCTTTGTTGGTGGTCGGGTGCAGGCTTTTTTGTTTGCTTTTTTGCCCGTACTGCGGACTGCTTTGGCGGTTTGCGGTGCGGGCCTTTTTAGTTGAAAGTTGAAAGTTGAAAGTTGAAAGTTTTTGGGGTTCGTGAGGTTGTACCGGGAGATTGCCACGGCCTTCGGCCTCGCAATGACAGGAAGATTGGAGGTGGTTGTCGGGTGGCGCAGAAGAAATATACGGGGCGGAGCTTTGCTAAGGCGGTGAAGCGGTATTTTGACTCCATCAGTCGGGAGGTTGTGGTCACCGAGAAGAAGCCCACCGGACAGCTGGACGGGTATGGACATCCGGTGTTCGAGGACGTGGAGGTTACCAACCGGCTGGGGGAGCAGGTGAAGCGGATCGAGTTTCTGGTGCCGCCTACCGTCAGCGGTCTGTGTGTGGCGCTGAGGATCCACCGCAGCACCTGGTCTGATTATGCCAAGGATCCGGAGTTTGCCGACACGGTAGCGTGCGCGGGGGGGCTCATGCGCGCGTGGCTGGAGGAGCAGAGTCTGGTTCGTGCCGGTAAGGACTTTCGTGGGGTGGAGTTCAATCTGGTTCACAACTTCGGTGTGGGCAAGGAGACCTCCGGCTCCGATATGGGCGGCAGCGTGGAGGATTATCTGGACGCTCTGGAGGCCGCCGGAGAGGATGGGCAGACGTTTTGAACATTCTGCTCACCTGTCTGCTGTACATTCAGCAGTTTCTCAAGATTCGGGACAAGGAGGGACATCTGGTTGCTCTGATCCTGAATCCCCCACAGCTGCGGCTGTACAACGCCATCAAGGCTCAGTGGCAGGAAGGCAAGCCGGTGCGGATCATCATCCTCAAGGCTCGCCAGATGGGCTTTTCCACGGTGGTGGTGGCCATTGTGTTCTGGATGACGGCTACGGCCAAGTACGTGGAGAGCATGATCGTGGCCCACAAGGATGAGGCCACGGCCAACCTGTTTCGGATGGTCAAGCGGTTTCTGGACTGTCTGCCGCCGAAGCTGCGGCCTATGACCAAGGCCTCCAATGCCAAGGAGCTGGTGTTTGATCAGCCCAGCCGGTACAGCGGCGAGAAGCAGGGGCTGGGCAGTCGGATCCGCTGCGCCACCGCCGGCGGCTCCGGCGTGGGCCGAAGCTACACGCTGAAATGTCTGCACCTTTCGGAGTACGCTTTCTGGCCGGGGAATAAGGCTGAGACCTTTACCGGTCTGGTGCAGTCGGTGCCGGACAAGCCCGGTACCCTGATCGTGATCGAGTCCACCGCCAATGGCTTTGACGATTTCAAGGTCAAATGGGACGCGGCGGTACAGGCGCAGAAGGACGGAACCGACGGCTACACGCCCATTTTCTTCGCCTGGTATGAGATGCCGGATTACCGCAGAAAGCCCCGTAAGGGCTTTGTCAGGACCGGGGAGGAGCAGGTTTTGGCGGACACCTACGGTCTGGATGACTGGCAGCTGGCCTGGCGGCGGTGGTGTATCGCTGAGCAGTGCGGCGGTGATGTGGAGCTGTTTCATCAGGAGTATCCCTGCACCCCCGAGGAAGCCTTTGTGTCCACCGGCCGGTGTGCCTTTGATAAGCCCTCGCTGGTGCTGCGGATCAAGCAGGTGGAGGCGGTTGTCTGGGACCGTGGGCGGTTTCAGGTGGAACGGGATGGCGCGGACAGGATCCTCAGCTGGAAGTGGGTTTCCGATGGAAATGGGCCGATTCGGATTCGGGTGCATCCCGAAAAGGGCGTGCCCTATGTGCTCAGCGGTGACACTGCCGGCACTGGCAGCGATTTCTTTGCCGGCCATGTGCTGGACAATCGCACCGGTGATCAGGTGGCGGTGCTCCATCATCAGTTTGGGGAACGGGCCTTCGCCGAGCAGATGTACTGTCTGGGAATGTACTACAACCGGGCGTTGGTGGGCATTGAGACCAATTACTCCACCTATCCCCAGATGTGCCTGGAGGATCTGAACTATCCCAACCTGTATGTACGCAAGCGGTTTGACAATTATCTGGGCAAGCACGTGGACGCTTACGGCTTTGTGACCAGCATCAAGACCCGGCGCATGATCGTGGACGGGCTGAAGGATGTGGCCGCTCAGGCCCTGGAGACCATCTGGGATATAGATACCCTGCGGGAGATGCTGGTGTTTGTCTATGACGAGCAATGGAAGCCACAGTCTGAGCAGGGGGAGCACGATGATCTGGTGATCTCGCTGGCCATTGCTCACGCCATACGGCCCCAGCAGCGCAGTGAGGCGGAGACTGCCGGTCGGGTGGGCTCCAAGTGGTCGGCCCAGGCGTTGGCGGACTATTATCGGGCATCGCCGGAGCAACGGGCGGTGATGGAGAAAATGTGGGGAAAGCCCTGAAAAGTTGAAAGTTGAAAGTGGAAAGTTGAAAGTTTGAGGTGGCGAAGATGGAAAATGAAAAGCTGGGGATCTGGCGGGAGCGGCTCAGTGTGGGGGATGCCGCCTATGCGCCGGAAGTGGCAAAGATGAATGAGCGGGAGGCGGTTTTCCGTGGCTCGGATGTTTTGTCTCCGTTGGTGCCGGGCGATACCCAAGAGGATGGCCGTCCCAAGCGCACCAGCCATGTGCGCAACATCGTATTTGAAAACATTGAGAGTCAGATCAGCTCGGAGATCTTGCAGCCGAAGGTGACCCCTCGCAGGAAGGGTGACGAGCGGCTGGCCAATGTGATCGAGCATTTTATCCGCAATGAGCTGGACCGGCTGCCCTTTGAGACCATCAATGATATGGCGGAGCGGACGGTGCCCATTCAGGGCGGCGTGGGGTATCTGTGTGACTGGGATCATCGCAAGCGCAGCTTTGACCATATGGGAGAGTTTGCCCTCAGTCTGCTCCATCCCAAGCAGTTTGTGCCCCAGCCCGGTGTGTACACCGATGTGGAGGATATGGACTGGTTCATTGTGAAGGTGCCAACCACCAAGTCCGCCATTAAGGCACGCTACGGTAAGGACGTGACCGATGAGGCGGAGAACGAGCCGGAGATCCGCGCCACCGGCAGCGAAGCCATCAACGATGACGCGGTGACCCAGTATGTAGGCTTTGCCCGGAACATGGGCGGAGGCATTGATCGATACAGCTGGGTGAATCAGGTGGAGCTGGAGGATCTGGAGGACTATCAGGCCCGGCGGCTGCCGGTGTGCAAGGGCTGTGGAAGAGTCCGGCCTATGCGTGGACAGCTGCTCCCCGGTCTGCAGCAGGCGGCACCTCAGCCTTCGGAGCCGGCAGGGCAGGAGATGGCGCAGGTGCTGGCGGACGCCTATATGGATCCTGCCGCCCCTCAGGGGCTGGAGGCGGTGCCCTTGGATCAGACCCCACCTCAGCGGTATGAGGCGGATGTCTGCCCCTGGTGCGGTGGCAGTGCCTTCGAGAATCAGGTGCAGGAATTTGAGCAGGTGATCATGCCCATCAACACCGCCATCGGGCATCAGGTGCCCGGCGGCAGGTATCAGCTGGATCAGGAGGGAAATGTGGCGTGGATCCCTACCAAGGTGCCCTTTTACAAGCCGGATGTGTTCCCGGTGGTGATCCAGCGCAGTGTGTCGGTGTTTGGTCAGCTGCTGGGCAGCTCTGATGTGGATGTGATCCGATCTCAGCAGAACACCATTAACCGGCTGGAGCAGAAGATCATTGACCGGATTATGAAGGCCGGTTCCCGGATCACTCTGCCCCCCAGAGCGGATATTGATATCAGCCCTGAGGATCAGGAAGTCATTTATCTCAGGAAGCCGGAGCAGAAGGCGATGATCGGTGTGCATGATTTCACCGGCAATCTCCAGTATGAGCTGGCGTATATGGCCCAGGTTAACGAGGAGGCCAGACAGATCCTGGGCATTACCGACTCTCTGCAGGGACGGCGGGATCCCACGGCTACCTCAGCGGTTGCCAAGGAATTCTCGGCCGCTCAGGCTGCCGGCCGGATGGAGAGTAAGCGGGTGATGAAGAAGGCGGCCTACGCCAAGATCTTTGAGCTGATGTTTAAGTACCAGCTGGCTTATGCCGATGAGCCCATCCCTGTTACATACAAGGACAGTCAGGGTGAGACGGTGTATGAGGAGTTTAACCGATACGATTTTCTGGAGCAGGACGCGGAGGGGAACTGGCAATGGAATGACCAATTCCTCTTCAGCTGCGACACTGCCGCGCCTCTGGCCAGCAATCGGGAGGCGATGTGGCAGGAGACCAGAATGAACCTGCAGACCGGTGCCTTTGGCGATCCCAGGTCCACCGATACGCTGATCCTGTTCTGGGCCAAGATGGAGGAGCTGCACTATCCCGGCGCTGCGGCTACCAAGAAGCATATGGAAGAACGGGCTCAGGCTCAGCAGGAGCAGGCGCAGATGATGCAGGCCATGCAGCAGATGGCCCGGCCCCAGATGGCGCAGCAAGTGCCGGAAATGGCGGCACAGGGGTAATTACAAATTATAAATTACGAATTATAAATTGGGGTTCTAACCGAACGCATCGGGGTGCGGTGCCGCGTTTGTAATTTGTAATTCATAATTTAGAATTTTTTGAAGGGAGGATATGGATATGAGCAAGAACGGTTATGCCGGCAGCGTTAAGAACACCGGCTCTCAGGTTGTGAAGGCGCCTCATCAGCAGACGGAGCCGAAGCACATCAGCCGGAAGACCGGCAAGGATCTGCGCAGCGGTAAGAAGTGATGTGCGGATCCGGAAGGGGAGTGTTTGCGGATTGTTGGTAGGACACTCCCCCAGTCACCTTCGGTGACAGCCCCCTCAGAGAGGGGGCCAAGGCGGCTTCGCCGCAATGACACACAAATCTTATTACGCAGGAATAGCGGAAAAATCCAGGCAGCCTTTGGGCTGAGAAAGGAGCCAACGTGGCTAAGCTCACGGAGGAAGTATTGTTCAGAGCCTTTGGTTTAGGCGAAAAAGCGCAGGCGGTCGCCGAGCCTGCGGCCAAAGAGAGTAGTACGGCGGATGCCGCATCAGGCGCACAAGAGCAGGGCCTCGCCGCCCCTGCATCGGCAGACGCTCCCACCGATTCCCCCAATACCGAACCGGCCGTGGTTACGGAAAATGTCGAAAGCGGTGACAGTGGGGCTTCGGCGGACAAGCAGCCTCTGACGGAACAACAGCGGCGTGAGAATGCCGCCCGACGCCGTCAGCAGGAACAGCAGGCAGCGGTGGACAAGGCCGTTGCCGACGCGCTCAAAAAGGAACGGGAGCAGAATGCTCAGGCGATGGCGGCCTTTTTCGCCAAGGCCGGTCTGAAGAACACCTACACCGGCGCCCCCATTACCAATATGGAGGAGTACAAGGCATGGGAAAAGCAGTCCGCTGACAAGCAGCTGGAGGCAGACCTGAAGGCCGGTCGGCTTACCCCGGAGGGGTTGGCCCAGGCCATTGGGAATCATCCCCTGATGCAGCAGGCGCAAAGTCTCATTGACCGTGACGCTGTGGCTGAGCAGGCCCGTCAGCAGGCGGCGGATCAGGCCCGTATCGATGCCGAGATCGCCAGGATCCATGAGGTGGATCCTTCTATCAATTCTGTGGCCGACTTTATGAATATGCCCAATTATGACCGCTTCAAGGAGCTGGTGGATCGGGGCTATTCCTTTGAGCACGCCCATTACCTTGTCAATCGGGAGAAGATCGAGGCCTCCAGAGCGGAGGCGGCCCGTCAGCAGGCTATGGCCAATGCCAGAGGTAAGGAGCATTTGGCTCCTGCCGCCGGAAGCCGTGGGGAGGGGGCTTTGCCGGTGCCCGGCAATGTGATGGCTATGTATCGCAAGCTCAACCCCGGTATGTCGGAAGCCCAGATCATCGCCCACTACAACAAAGTGATGAAAAAATAAGGAGGCTATTTTTATGTTTACCCCTAAGAACATGAGTACCGCTCTGCAGCCCTGGGAGTATCTCCCTGCTGCCGCCGGTACCTACAAGTCCGGTCAGCTGCTGAACGCTGCCGACGGTAAGCTGGTGCCTGTGGGCACCGCTTCTGCCACCACCCCCGGTTATCTGTGTATGGCAGATGTGACCGCTGTGGAGGGTCAGGTGATTCCTGTGGCCGTGGTGGTCAAGGACGGTATTTACGAAACCAATCTCAGCGCTGCCGCCGCAGGTGCCGCCATCGGCACCAAGCTGCAGGTCAGCGCCGGCGGCCTGCAGGTGGATGGCGCCGCGGCAGGCAGCTTTGAGGTGACCTATCTGGAGGACACCGCCGCAGGCAGTGTGGTCTGCGGTCGGTTCCGCTGATTCTGAGAAAGGAGAGAAAACGATATGGGTTACATTTTCTCTGTGGGCTCCGGTGTTGCCGATTCTATCTTCGGCATCTGTGAGGCCCCTATTCGCAGCATTCTGGATTCCCGTGGCGAGGCCTACGAGAAGAAGAGTATGCTGGGTGAGTTCTTCTCTATGGAGACCTCTGACAATGCCATGGATGCCTTCACCGGTATGACCGGTATGAACGGCTTCCTGCCTGTGGGCGAGAACGGCGAGTATCCCGCCGATTATATGGAGGAGGGTTATCAGAAGATCTTCGTCTACGAGACCTTCAAGGATTCCTTCGCCATCTCCGCTGAGGCTATGGCCGACGGCAAGGCGCTGGATCTGAAGCAGAAGCCTACCGGCTTTATTAAGGGCTGGCATCGCACCCGTGAGACCTTCGGTGCCGCGCTGTATGGCGGTGCCATCAACGGCCAGAGCAGCATTACCTTTGGCGGTAAGAAGTTCGGCATTCTGGGCGCGGACGGTCTGCCCCTGTTCCACAAGGCCCACAAGCCCAAGGTCAAGGGTGCCACCCAGGCCAACCTCTTCTCCGACGCATTCAGCGTGGAGGCGCTGGATCGGGCTGAGGCGGCGATGCAGCAGTTCAAGGGCGACAACGGCGAGCTGCTGGACATTGCGCCCACCACCATTGCCATTCCCAATATTCCCTCCCTGAAGCGGAAGGTATTTGCCGCCATCGGCGCGGACAAGGATCCCATCACTGCCAACAACGGCTTCAACTTCCAGTTTGGCCGCTGGAAGGTGAAGATCTGGGGCTATCTGAATCAGTTCGTGGCCAAGGGTGTGGAGCCCTGGATGCTGCTGGACGATGACTACATCGAATCCGCGGACGGTCCCAAGTGGATCGATCGGGAGCAGCTGAGTATCCATTCCCGCATCAACGAGGACAATGACGCCAACGTCTGGCAGGGCCGTGGCCGCTTCGGTGCAGGCTTTGTGGACTGGCGCTTCGCCTGCTGCGGCGGTATGGCCGGCGGCGCGGAGCTGGCATCCGTGATCTGATCTACATAAAAGGGGCGTGGGCCGTGCGCCCATGTCCCTTTGCGCTTAGGAGGGCGGATTATGGCGAAAACCATTCGACAGCTTATTGAACGGGTGGACAGGCAGAAGCCCAATGATTTCTCCATGGAGGATAAGCTGGGCTGGATCGCCCAGCTGGATGGGCGGATCGCGGTGGAGGTTTGCCTGATGGACGTGGATCAGGCCCAGGAGTTTGAATACAAGTATCCGGAGTGTCTGGACCATCTGCCGCTGGTGAATTTCCCCCATGACGGGATCTATGATCACTGGCTGGGGGCTATGATCGACTATCAAAACGGCGATTATGAAAAATATCAGAACGCCATGGAGCTGGTCAATGAGGAATTTGACAACTTCGCCGTGTGGTTTATTTCCACGTACCGCCCGGCGAAGGGCTACAAGGAGGTTTGAAGATGGGATATGTGAGACCACCGTATTATTTCACCGCCTACGGTTTGGCGGTGAAGCACGGCTTTCAGGGAACGGAGCAGGAATGGCTGGATTCCCTGAGGGGGACGAAGATGCTGACGGTACATATCTCCGGCAACGAGATCGATGGCTATACAGCGGACAAAACGCTGGAGGAGGTCCGCAAGGCGAATGCTTCCGAACTGGTGCGTTGCGTCTGTGACGGCCGGTACCTGCCGCTGGAGTACATCGACGGGGAGCGGGCGGTATTTGCGGCGGTGAACGATGAGGGCACCTGCTGTGTGGTGGTGGAGATTGATGGGGAAAGCCGAGTCTGTGTTGGCGCGAGGAAAATATACGGTACTGATCATTTTTTGGTAGAGATGACCCCTGCTGCCAATGATTATGTCAGTAATTTCTATCAACCGGACAAGACGCTTCAGCAGGTTCTTGAGGTATACCGGGAGCAAAATCGATTGATTCAGTGCAGGATTGCCCCCGGTGAGACGGAGATTCTCCTTCCACTCGTTCAGGCCAGTGAAGCAGGCGTGATGTATTGCGGATTGTTCCTGGGCGTCGTATATACAGTTCTTCAGACAGAAGCGGCGGCATCGCTTTATAAAAGTCGATGTACAGAAGATTTTATCGTATCTCTTAGCGGTAATGCGGCGGATGGGTTTACTGCGGATTTGGAGTTTGATGAGATCCGTCAGGCACATGATGCCGGGCAGGTGTGTGTTTGCCTTTGGGACAGCTGGCGGCTGCCGCTGGTTTCTATGGCTGATGAGGTGGCTCGTTTTTCCGCTGTGGCGGATGGGATCTGCTATCAGGTGGAAATCGGCCCGGATGGGGTGGATGCCGGGGAGACGGTTGTTGATAACCGGCCTCAATTTGTAACGGTTTCGGGCAGTGAAGAGAGCGGATACACCTGCGCTTATCGGCTGAATGCCATTCTCAGTGTCCACAATCAAGGGCCTGTGGAATGCCTGGTGGATGGGCTTCGGCTGCCGCTGGTGAGCATTGACGGCAGTCAGGCGACTTTCACCGGTCCGGAGATCGATGGCTCCGGATTCCGGATCGTTCGGTTTGATGTATCCAACTTTAGCGTGAGCAAAAAGCCAATCGGAGGCAGCTCGGACAGCGAATCCGGCGGAAGCTCCGGCGGTACAGAAAGCGGCGGCGACAGGTACAATATTGTGCTGCATGAGCATAACGGTGGGTATGTTTCTACGGCTTCCTACACTGAGATCGTTACGGCATTTAATGCCGGGCGGGAGATGTGGTGTGTGATTCCCCTGGAGCAGGGTCAGGCACAGCTCCCTCTGGTGAAGACGGACAGCGACGGCGCGGATCCGGTGCTTTACTTTGCCGGCGCCGCTGCCTGGGACGGCACGGAGGATGTGCGGGCCATAACGGCCAGGATCTGCATTCAGACGGACGGCCTGGTGGTGGATGTTCGCTCCGACAGCCTGGCCGGAAACGGCAATCTGGTTGTGGGGATGACCTACTTTAATGGCAACTATACGCCGGATGTGACCTATGAGGGTGTGCTGGCGGTACATCGTGCCGCTGTGCGGCCGGTGCAGTGCCGGATCGACTATGGCGGCGTGGAGTATATTCTGCCGCTGTGTGGGATTCAGGGTGGGGCGCTGGTTTACGGCGGCTCTGCCAGTATTGCTTCCATTGCGGTGCTTCAGAATCCGGATGACAGCACTTCTGTGTTTTTTGCGTCACTTGCCACTGAAGACTATGTGGATCAAACCGTCGCAAACGTTTTGGGCGGCTATGTTTTGGATTTGGATGCTTTGATTGGAGGTGACGGCTGATGGCGACTGCGGAATCGGTGAAGGGTAAGCTGGAAGGCTTGATCGCAAAAGCCAACGGTGTCACAGGGAAGGCTGACAGCACGCTGACACAGGCGGTGAATGCGTTGATTGCAGGCTTCGGGCAGGAGGGCGGCGGTACCGTGCAGACCGGCAGTGTTACCCCTGCGGAGAATCTGCGTGAAGTCAACCTGACCGTTAACGGCACCTGCTCCAATCTGGTGCTTTACAGAGTCAGTGATGAGCTGATACCAGATCAACGCACGCTAAGACTTTTGGTTGCTATTGACCTGAAATCGGTGGGCGGCAATAGCTGGTATTACAGTGAACGGTCAAGCAATTATGGCGATGGTTGGGGGTACGGTGGCGGCAGTTACGGCGACAGCGGCGTTACATTTTCTGAGGGTGGGATCAATATTTATATTTTCCCTGAGTCCGGCACCTTCGGTTGGATCAGCGCCGGCGATGAGTACCGCTGGATGGCGTGGTAGGAGGTAGGTGTATGAAGTATTTCAAGAACGTTGCTGATGGCTATTTGACCCATGTGGGCGTGGATTGCGGCGGTGTTGAGATTTCCGGGCAGGAGTATCGGGAACTGCTGGAGGTGATCCGGGGCCGTCCTGCGGAGGAGGGAGTGGGCTTTCGGCTCAGGGAGGATCTGAGTTGGGAGGGCTATCCTGCACCGGAGGCATCCGGGGAACTGAGCGACGGTGAGGCGTTGGAAATTCTGCTGGGAGGTGCGGTATGACGCTGAAGGAAGTTGTGGAGCTGAGAACGCTCATTGAGCAATCAGCGCAATCACTGCCGGATGAGGCGGCGGTGAAGGGGGTGCGGCTGCATCCTGTCTGGCAGGCTGGCACGGTTTGTCCGGTAGGATACCGTGTCCGGTTTTCGGACCGGCTGTTCAAGGTAATGCAGGCCCATACCGCACAGGCCGGCTGGGAGCCGGTGAATGCACCGTCCTTGTGGACGGAGGTCTGCGAGAGCCACAGCGGCACACTGGAGGATGCCATTCCCTACAACGGCAATATGGCGCTGACGGCAGGACTGTATTACAGTCAGGACGGTATGGTGTATCACTGCGTCAGGGATACGGAAATTGCGGTCCATCAGCCCCTGTGTGATCTGGTGGGACTGTATGTGGAGCAGATATGAGAGAAGAAGATTCCTCAGGACGGGGCCAGGTTTTGTATCTCGTTATCGATGACTCCATTGGGCGGTGAAGTTTTTGCTTCGCAAAAGCGAAGTTGCTGCGCAGTGAAGTTACTTCGTAGTGAAGTTTCGCCTGCGGCGAAGTGAAATATCTTATATCTTAGAATTGGGGTGTTTGTTTTGAGTATTTTAAAAATTCGTAATTCTGAAACCGGTGTTTGGGAAGCGATTCGGTGTGTGCAGGCTGAGGGCGGTGGCGGTTCGTCGGTGCCGGCGTTCGTGGAACGGGAGGCCGGACGGCTGGCGGCGGTGGTGCAAAGCCATCAGAACGCCAACACCATCAGCTTTCTTGCTTGCTCCGACCTTCACTATTCCAAGGTCTACAATTCCAAGTGGCAGACCGAGGCCATGACCCATTTGGGACAGGCCATGGCCCTTCTGCGTAAGGCGGTGCATATTGATTTTGCCGCCATGCTGGGGGATATGATTTGGGATGCCGGTGAGGACCGCTCCGGTGCGTTGGAGGAGGTCCGGTTTGTCAATCAGTGTCTGGGGGAGGGCTTTGCCGGTATCCCAAATCTGCGCTGTCGGGGCAACCACGATCACGGCGGTGACTGCGGCGCCGACCTGTCCGATGGGCAGATTTTTGCCAATGTGGGCAAATTCAACGCCGGCGCGGTGTACGGTGACCGGCTGGCAGGCTACTGCTACCGGGATTTTGAGGATGTGAAGGTCCGTGTGATTTGCCTGAACTCCAGCGAGGGTGGTGGCTGTCAGCTTTCGGCGGCCCAGGTCGCATGGCTGGAGGAGGCGGTGCGGGTGGAGACCGGCTGGCATATTATTCTGCTCAGTCATCATCCACTGGATTGGGGCAAAAGCGGTGGGAGCGATCCCATCGGGGTGATTCAAAACGTGGACAGCATCATTTGCGCCGTCCACGGACATATCCATAACTACAAGGTGGACCGCATTTCCGGTACGGATATCCCCCGAATCGCCATTCCCAACGGCTGTGTCCATCTGGAAAACAGCTACGATACCGCTTATGGGATTCGTTGGGGGGAGGATGTGGCCTATCCGAAAACCGTCAATTCCGGGCAGGACACCGCTTTTTGCGTGGTGACTGTGGATCTGGAGGCGAAAAAAATCTACGCCGATCACTACGGCGCAGGCTATGATCGGGTGGTGCCCTTTGACGGGGAACAGCTGCAAAGCTTCGGGGTTCATCGGAATCTGGAGCACGTGTCCGTTTCCAACAGCGTCAATACCGTCACGGAAGGGGCGGCTTACGATAATCTTCTGATGTGCGATGAGGGCTATGCACTGGAGTCAGTTACGGTGACGATGGGCGGCGTGGACATTACCGATTGGGCACTGAAGGGCAGTGCGATATTCATCGGCAACGTCACCGGGGCAATTGTGATCATCGCCACCGCGCAGCAGCGGACGCAAAATGGCAATCTGGTGCCGTTTATGGAGGCCGCTGACAGCACGCAGGTGTTCAACATCAACGGCTATCTCAACGGAAGCTACGCCAGCGGCACCGGTACCGGCACCGACGGACAGTGTGTGGTGACGGGCCTGCTTCCTTATGACTACGCAGGTGGTCTGCGGACACCCATTTATATCAAGGGCTGTACGCTGGATACCACCAACAACCGTGTGCGGATTCTGGGCTTCAACAGTGCCAAGCAGTGCTATTTCCAGGTGGCGGCAGGCGGGGCGCTGCCCACCTATTTCGGCATCGAAACCCTGGGGACGGATTATTACCGCGTCACACCTCTGGAAACCATCGCCGGTTCCGGCGCGGAGGTCAAATATCTGCGATTCTCTCTGGTGGGCAAGGGCGAGAATCTGGTCATCACATTAAACGAACCGATTGAATAACCAAGGGGCACTCCGATTGGAGTGCCCCTCTCTTTCTAAATTAGCAGCAGCCGCAGTTGTTGTCGCAGCCACAGCCGCAGCCCAGATTGCCGCAGCTGCCGTTGCTGTTGCCGTTGCCATTGCCGCAGCAGCACAGCAGAAGGATCAGAATGATGATCCACCAGCAGCTATTGCCACCCCAGAAACCGTTACCGTTACACATAATCGTTACCTCCGGATCAAGATTTGTTACGGCCTTCGCCGTACACACCATACTATTCCGGAGGCAGAAAAAGGTTACAGCTCTCTCAGGGCGTCCACCAGAGCGGTTTTGCCGGCGGTTTTTTCGTCCTTCATCTTGATGATCTTGGCAGGGCATCCGGCCACCACAGCGTTGGCCGGCACGTCGCTCACCACGATGGCACCGGCGGCAACCACCGCGTTGTGACCGATGCGGCAGCCCTCGATGACCACGGCGTTGGCGCCGATGAGCACGTTGTCCTCCACGATCACAGGGGTAGCGGAGGCAGGCTCCACCACGCCGGCCAGCACAGCGCCGGCACCCACATGGCAGTTGTTGCCCACGGTGGCACGGCCGCCCAGCACAGCGCCCATATCGATCATGGTGCCGTCACCGATGACAGCGCCGATGTTGATGATGGCGCCCATCATAATCACGGCGTTCTTGCCGATCTCCACCTGCTCGCGGATGATGGCACCGGGCTCGATACGAGCCTGAATGTCCTTCAGATTTAGCATGGGAATGGCTGAGTTGCGGCAATTGTTCTCGATCTCCACGTGGGTGATGGAATCCTTGCCGGCCTCCAGGGCGGGGGCTACATTCTTCCAGTCGCCGAAGACGATCTTCTGACCGGGGGCCGCCAGAAATACCTGACAGCCGGGGAACTCCACAGGCGCGGACTCCCACACATAGACCTTCACAGGGGTCTTTTTCTCGGATGTGCGAATATATTCGATGATATCTTGTGCGTTCATTTTGTATCCTCCATATATCAATGGCGTTTTCACCCCCATATCCTACCACCTTTTTGCCGGAAACTCAAGTACTAAATTGACACAGAACAAGAAAAGGTTTATAATGTGTAAAAATTCTTTGATAAATGATTGTTTAGCGAAGGAATGCCAAGGCCCTCCCCTTTGGGGAGGGTGCCCCCGAAGGGGGCGGGAGAGGTGTGCCCGAAGGGCACTGTTTTT